CGCTCCCCCCGCTCCCCCTGCTCCCTCATACATCTTAGTAATGATAGGCCGGCACACCGCTTCAACTTCCTTATACTTATCCTCAAAATCCAACGTATTTGCTGAATCCGAAGTTTCTAGCCACTGGAATCCTGCAGTTACTGTGTCTTCCAGCGTCTTTACTCCATCCTGACCTAGCTTCTCCTTCACCTTTTCATCCTGCGAAGTGGAGCGAACCTGGTAAAGATATGCCTCCAGCTTATTCTTTGCCTCCACGCGCTCCATCACCTTCTTATCATCATCAGCAGCTAGTTCAGCTTCACGGATCATGCGCTCAATCTCCTCCTTCGGCCTTGATGATGAATTCTGGATCGTGATTGACTGGCTCTTGCCTGTCGACTTCTCCGCCGCTGCAACGCTCAAAATACCATTTGCATCCAGATCATAGGTGATTTCAATCTGTGGAACACCCCTTGCCATCGGTGGAATGCCATTTAGATCAAGATCTCCAAGATGCTGGCAGTCCCGCGTCATAGCACGTTCACCCTGAAAGACTCGAATCTTGACCTGCGTCTGATTATCAGAATACGTTGAGAATGTTTGGGACTTCTTGGTGGGAATAGTAGTGTTGCGCTTGATAAGCGGTGTCATTATACCACCTGCCGTCTCCACTCCCAGCGTTAAAGGCGTAACATCTAGCAGAATCATCTGATCCAGTTTGGATGAATTACTTCCAATTAGGATTGCACCCTGCACCGCTGCACCATAGGCTACCGCTTCATCCGGATTGATTGACTGACATAGTTCCTTGCCACCAAAATAATCCCGCAAAAGCTGCTGAATCTTAGGAATGCGGGTAGAGCCGCCAACTAGAACAATATCATGAATATCATTCTTACTCATCTTGGCATCCTTCATGGCCTGATCCACCGGTTCCATCGCCTTCCGGAAGATAGATTCACAGAGGGACTCAAACTTAGCACGGCTTAGCACAATGCTCAAATCCTGTCCATCCAAGATTGAATCCACCTCAATTGTAGCCTGCGTAGATGTAGATAGAACGCGCTTAGCCCTCTCCACCGAAGTGCGAAGACGGCGCATGGCCTTAGGATTTGTCTTAAGATCCAACTTAGTCTTCTTGCGGAACTCATCGCAAACCCAATCGGAAATAATATTATCAAAATCTTCGCCACCCAAATGCGTGTTTCCTGCAGTAGACTTAACTTCAAAGATTCCATCCTCAATTGTCAGAATTGAGATATCGTGCGTGCCACCACCACAATCAAAGATCAGAATGTTCTTTTCACCCTTTGTCTTATCAAGACCATATGCAATCGCTGCAGCCGTTGGTTCATTGATGATTCGCAGCACATTAAGACCCGCAATGACTCCAGCATCCTTCGTAGCCTGGCGCTGCGCATCGTTGAAATATGCAGGAACAGTGATTACTGCATCGCGAACTTCTTCACCAACATGCGCCTCAACCATCGCCTTCATCTTCTGCAAGAGCATCGCTGAAATCTCCTCGGGATAATACTTCTTCTCACCATCCTTGGTTGTGACCACAATCTGAGGCCGGTCTGAAGAATCGGCAATAACCTTAAACGGATAGCGCTTGATGTCATCTTGAACTGTCGGGTCACTAAATTTGCGTCCAATTAGACGCTTAGCATCATATACTGTATTAGAGGTGTTTCCAGCAGCCTGTGACTTGGCCGCATCACCGATAAGACGGTCTGAATCCGTAAAGGCAACATAGGAGGGAATACTGCGTGCTCCGGATTCAGAGGCAAGAATTTCAACGCGATCATTCTGCCAGAGACCGACACAGCAATATGTAGTCGCCAAATCCATTCCCGCGCACCACTTTGATCCTGACTTTTTTGCAGACATCCTATTGATTTGTAATGTATAGGATCTCTTTAGATTCTTTTCTCAGATTTTATTACATAGTTAAGGTGCAACAGGTGAATTTGTTGCACCCATTGCAATATCACTATCATCTATTTGACCGTTTTTTAACCTATCACTCTTCTCCTTCAGTTTTTGTTGAATTTTTTCACACACCTTTAGTTCTGCTATAACAGGTGGAAGAAGAGCAGTGAGTTTGGTTAAATCTGCGTAGATTTGTTTTTTCAAATCATCCGATACTGCTGGAAGATTCTGGGTAGGCGCTGGACAAGAATTCATAAATTCTTGGAGTGCTGTTAAGTTGGCAAATCCTTCAATGCCGCCTTTTGTTCCATATCCATGCACATTGGGAGACACCCATTTGAATAAAATAATAGAAGCTGTTTTAAGAATCTTAGCATTTTCTTTTTCTGATTTTTGAATTGCTAACCAATCTTCCAAATTTCCTGGCATATTATCAAAACATTCTAGTGTTGGAGTCCCGTCGCATGAGTTCCCTAGCGTATCATTTCGTTTAGCCATCATCTGAGAATTAGCTTTTGCTTCTCTGTCAGGTTTTCCAGCATCATAGACTGCTTGAATTTCAGCGGGACCCTTATCTGAAGGAATATCAACTTGAGTATTTAGGACAGTTTCAAATTCAGTCGCAACACCAGTATTTGTAAATTTATCTAGAGTGCAAACACGGCCTTTGATATTTGTTATTGCTGTTGTAAGTTTAGTGGATAATTCAAGGCAGACTGAATATCCGGGTAAATCTTCAAAGTTTTCTTGTCTCTTGCATCCACTAAACATGACATATAAGATAACTCCAAACAGAATTGCTACAAATAATCCTGCTAGAGGTATCGCATTCTTAAATATATCTGTTATTGATTGATTAGCTCTAGCTGCCGCCGATGCAGCTGCTCTAGAAGCCAAAGCATCAGCCATCCCTAAAAGAAGAAAATATATTTAGTATAGGAATGCCTTCTCCGAGAAATTGTTGTAGTCCATTAAATATTATAAAACCACAGAGATTTACTGATTGTTGTCTTCCTCCACTTCCTGATTTTGAAACAATACCTGTAAATATTTCATGGATAAACAATGATTATGGTGTATTTCCTGTTCCTACTTTAATCGAAGGTGGCTCGGTTGACTCTACTCCTGCCATTTATTCAATAACGTTCAGTGATAATAATCCAATATTTTTTAATAATAGTTATTACTATGAAGCTGATTCGACTGATATTGTCGCACCCACTTTAGACATCTCTGTCGAACTACCTACAGATAACGGTTTTAATACAGGCACTGTGCTATTTGAGGCTTATTCTACTCTTCCCTTGTTCTATGGATGTGGCTTATCTTCACCCGGTATCTATCAAGGATATAATTTTATACAGCCTGATGGAATTTATCCAGTTGTATTTACATATTTACCAGGCCAAGTTCTAAGATATGTAATTACTGCAACAGATCAAACAGTTTATTTAGATAATCAGATACTAAGTTATTATGTTTCAGATAACTTTGATTATAGTGCGTGGAAATTACAATTGGTAAATTTCGGTTCAGATGGTGCTTCAGAAAATTATCTCTATACACCATCAACCTGGAAAATCAAAGTAACAATTCCACCAATTATTAATCGGATACTTTATCCTCCAAAAATTATTGGTTTAATTGGAAACTGTTATGTTAGAAGGCCTGACCGCAATAATGTGCCAGAATCCCTACGAATGTTAAAGGAACAGTGCACTACAGTTACAATTAACAAGGAGACAAAGACAGTTGTATCAGGTATGGCCCTAGATTTATTAGCCATTCCAACAGCAGGTGCCGCATCTGCATCCGTTACAACTTCGGTAGCAAGAGATGCAACCTTGTTTGCATTTTTAAATAACCCAGCAATGCGTTTCAATGAATTCCTAGGACCTTTACCACCGGCTCCACCTTGTCCGACCACTCCCATCAATGCAGGAGTTCCGAAACCATCTATTATTGGATGCGGTCCGGGATCTATACGACCTTATTATCCTTGAAAAAATCTTTTCTCTAGATAGAAAATGGGTCTCCAGAACTTAGATGCAAGTGTCACGACAATGAAGTTAAGAGCGGCAACTCTTTACAACTATAGATTGGCTTCTTTGAATGCATCTCTAAGCCAGAATCCTGTCCTAGTTGTTCTACCGGAACAGACTTCTCAGATGTCTGAGGAAGTTGTTCCTAATAGACAGTATGGATCTCTTGTTTCCCAGCAGTATTCCACACTCAGAACAACGGGTCTTTACCCGACCAACGAGAGAAATCCGGGCGGCCAGTAAGCTAAAAGTTCCCCCATCGATTAGGATGCATCGCTGTAGCTAGAAGCTCTTCCCGAAATCGCTGTGTTCTTGCAATGCAACGACAGAACTTAATCCACATATTTGTTTGAAATCTGCGTGCTACGAGCACCTGATTCCATTCAACAGCCTCATTTAACCAATTTCGATTTACATTTATAATAAATCGTCGGCGAATATCCCTCTGAAGAATAATTGGTTCCTTCGTTAGCCAATTGTGTGAAAGATTTATTGAACAGAGTTGGGAGTTCATGTTAAGAGTAATTAAGACATCATTAATTTGATTATATGATGCATTAACAACTGTTAGACTAGATTGAATTATTGTCTTCAGGCTTCGAAGCTTGTTTCTTGCAATATCAATATGATGAACTTTGGGAGGCAAGGCTGGGAATTCCGTTAACTGATTATGATTGAGATAGAGTTCTAGCAGATTAGGTGGTAGCGGAGGAACTTCTGTAAGATTATTATATCCTAAATCCAGCTTTGTTAGTCTTTCAAATTGGTTTAGAGGCGGCATGCTCTTAATTCCACATGCAGAACAAAAGAATATTTCAATCTGCTTGGGTATTTGATCTGCTGGAATTTCAAGAATTTGATTATTTTCAATGGATAAGAATTCTAAGTAGGATGGAAGATTTGCAGGAAAGTGGAAAAGTAAATTACTATTTAGCCATAGTTCTTTCAAGGTGGGTGGAAAGACCATATCTAAGAAAGCACTTTCATGGATATAATTAAATCCGAGGTCAAGAGTTTCAATGGTTGGAGGCCATGCATCAGGTAGCACAGTTATCATATTCTTACGAGCATCAATCTTAAGAACATGACAATCTAAATGGGGTAATTGAGTTAGCTTATTTCCACGAACATTTATTTTATAAAATGTCTTGCCTGTAACATCTGGCAAGTCCACTAAGGACGAATCATTGAGAACAAGATTTTGCATCTTGGCTTTTAATTTCTGCTAGAATATTTCAATTTTATACACACTGACCGTTCACCATCCTCTTGGGGGCAGAGCATCCCATAACATTTGTAGTAAAATACTCCCGGCGAAGAGATCCACGGCACATCCAGAAAAGCATCAGAGTTGTCAAGCAGTTAATGACAATGCTCAGGGCCAAGATAGCCGCAACTGTGGGGTTCTTAACAATAATCTTAGAAATCGCGTATGCACCAGCAAAGAACTGGATGGCTGCAAGAAAATAGAAAAAGTAGCAGTAATCATAGGCCCAAGACGGCGGTGTTGTTAGCGGAAGATTCATTTTAAATTAAACGCAGAAAAAAATTATTGGTTTATTGGTTGTGTAGTTATTAGTGTCTAGTATCTGCAAGAGTATTTACTTTGCAACAGACGGCTTCTTAGTCGGACCCTTCTTAGGACCTGCAGGAGCAGATGGCTGCTTCTTAGGCGGCGGCACAACAGCCTCTACAACCTCATCCTCATCCTCATCCTCTGCGGATCCCTTCTGCTGGGCTGCCGTCTCCTCATCATCATCCTCAACCAGATTGCTGAACCGGTTAGAACCGCCGCCAGCTCCACCCGTGTTAGCCCGGTTAGAAACCGGAGCAACAGGCGCTGAGTCATCCTCATCATCACGGAAGCCATAGCCACGGATGCGCTCAGGTAGAGACTCAACACAGATCTGCTCGGCCTTCCAGCTAGGACCAAACTTGGACCCAGCAATCCAGATACCCGTGCACTGGATGATGCAGCGCATCTTAGTGCCGCGGACAAGGAGCTCCTCTACAGGGACACCCTCATAGCGCTTCTTGGCCTTGTCATAGAAGTGGGTCGTGAAGACACCATCCTTCTGCTTGAGCGACACCTTGGCCGTCGGCGGATACGGCTTAACACGTCCCTCCTTATCAAGAGGAACCTTGACCATCGGCGTGTAGAACGCCTTGATGACCTCAATGCTCGGAGTCGCCAGCTTGAACCAAGCCTGAGAGTTCTCCATGGCAAGCTTGATCATGCGCTGATCAAATGCCAGCGCAAACTCATAGAAGGCCTTCATCTTAGGATCAGTCTCCGCATCACGGAATGACAGATCTACACTATACTTGGGATTCTTCCCGTCCTTATCAAAGGTATTCATGCCGTAAGGGAGCGTTACAATAGGAGTCTGAACCTGAACGCCATAGCGTCCACTATAGTCCAGATTCACCATCTTTGCACCATTATCGAGCGACTTAAGCTGCTTTACAGTCAGATTTCCACTTACAAATTCCTCAGGCTTCATTGCTACAGAACTCATTTCAACAAACCGGTAATGCTTTTTAGCTGGGCAAAAACTCCGGTCAAATTTTTTTGATTAAGTAAAAAAGACTACTGGATACTATTTAAAATATTGCTTATCCACGAATGGACAATATGGTGCTCGGATGCAGATTCGAACAACCACGGGAATGCTTCTGCTGCAGAACTACTTACTTGTGTTAGAGCCGTTAAAATATACATTGCTCCTAACACTCTATCGGACTGTTGGATAGCTGAAGAAACAAGTCTTTTCATAATATGAGTGTTAGAAGTTCGTATTGTTGATAATTGCTGAATTGCAGTGATTCGTGTTATTCCCCAGTGAAAAAGATTAGGTGTAGTGGGCACAATTCTTTCTTTATCTTCCTGTGATAAACCTGCTCGATGTGTCCAAATATCTAGCAGATGTAAATAGAATAATTTTTGCTGACTGAGGCTTAAAGATATAAACCATTCGGGGTCTGCACCATATTCGAGCTGTTCCATTGCAACAAATATTTCAACAACTTTCATCTTCCAGGATTGATCTGCTGTAATGGGAACTGTTGGAGTCCATATTGTAGGAAGTTTTCTTCGAGTTAACCATGATATAAGTCGTTGAGCTTTGGCTGCTATACTTGGATAAATGATTGATCTGCTGTAAGGATTCTTAGGCGCTTCGTCTCCTGTGGCTGCTTGTGACAACATATTAAAACTTCGAATATCAAATCCATAGATCTGATTTTCTGACAAATCACGATAGGAGAAAAAATAATTGTTTGAAATATCTTTCATGGAGTCCGTGCTAAAAAAATCTTCTGAATTTACGCAGAGACTTCTATCATAATATGCAATGCCATGCAGATGAATGCGGTGATACCATTTCTTTTTTTGATACCATGCTTGTATCTTTTGAAGAGCTGGAAGCTTTGATTCATATGAGGATAAAAGGACTGTAACTTGCTCTCCTTCTGTTAAAGGAGCAGACCATCGGATTGCTGTCTTTAGATGAAATCCGCAAAACTCCCGATCCGTCTTTGCAGAATTAGGGCATCTGGCCTCTGGATTTTTTTTACTTCGTATAGAACAACATTGGGTATCGGAAGGCATTCCAATTCTATTTTATCTCTGCTAGATTTATTTAAGAGGCAATAGATCCCTGACCTATCCCACCAAAAAAGTTGCAAAAAGAGACTTTTTGGGTCCAGTTTTTTTTTGATCAAATAAAAATTTGAGGCCTGTTTTGGCCTAGGGTGGAAATCATTCCGCGTTTAGAGATGCCTGCTTCTTCCTCTGTCACTAGTAATAACATGAGCTCAGCCACCCCTGCAAAGAAGAGTAATGCGAAGAGTAATCCGAAGGCTGCCGCCGCCGCGGCCGTTGCGTCCCCGTCTGCCCCTGTCGTTGTCCCGCCGCCGGCCCCTGTCGTTGCCCACACGGCCGCGGCTCATGGCAAGCAGGCGGCCGCTGCCCCTGTAGTCCCTGCCCCGGTTGTCGTAGCTGTAGCGCCTGTAGCTGGCGCTGAGGTTGCGGCGGTTGAGGAGGAGAGCGTAGTTGCCAACTTCGCTGGTCTCCTAACCAAGTTCAATGCCCTCCGCACAGCGCTCAATGAGCTCGCGCCGGAGATGAAGAAGATGGAGAAGCAGGTTGCTCGCCTCGAGAAGAAGGCCGAGCGCCGCCGCCGCCGCAAGACGGGTGCCGATGGTGAGAAGAAGGCCAACCCGACGACGGTCTTCACCAAGCCGGTGCAGATCACGGATGAGCTCTGCGTCTTCCTCGGCCTCGCCAAGGGCACGCAGATCAGCCGCTCTGATGTCACGCGTGGCCTCATGAAGTATGCCAAGGAGCACAGTCTAACGGACAAGCAGACGATCAAGCCGGATGCCACGCTCCGCAAGCTCCTCGGGCTCACGGAGAAGGACAACCTTACGATCCTCAACCTCCAGAAGTATCTCAAGGGCCACTACGTCAAGGCGGTCGTCCCTGTTGCGTAAAGACATACGCTTATTCATAAAATAAAAATAAATTAAATATTCCTATATTTTTTGTCCAATTATCAAATAATATGACAAAAAAGAAAAATGCATTATGGAGCTCAAAAAATTGAAAAGCATAAATTTGATATAAAAAAGCGGAAATAGAATAAATCAAGCAAACAGAATGTCTGCAGCCAGCAATCCTAGTAATATTATCGAAATCGAGATGCCTGTAATGAAGGTGGGAGTCAAGGGCTCCGATGTCTACGACTCCACCGGATCTGCCCTTCTAGATCTATCCGTAATGCTTGTTCGTGGTCTATCTGAGGAGAAGATCAATGCTGGAGTGGAATCAGTGCTCAAGCAGCCCAATACGTTGGAGGATCTCTGTGTTCTTATGTTTCAGACTCGTAATATCCGCGGTGGAAAGGGTGAACGCACTCTAGCATATGAGATGATGAAGGCTCTTGCAAAGAAGCAGTATAAGCTGAGCATAGCTCTTCTTCCTCTGTTTAGTCAATATGGCTGTTGGCGTGATCTTTTCAAGCTGGCGGAGACAGTAGAGTTTACCGGTCACGTAATTGACATTGCTCTCCTACAGTTTGGAAAGGATAAGGTTGCGATGGCTGAGAACAAGTCAGTGTCGCTTCTTGCAAAGTGGGCGCCGCGGGAGAAGACGCATGGAAAGCCCCTTGCAAAGATGCTGGCAAAGCGTCTCTTTCCTTCTCTGCTTATCCTTTCGGAGCAGATGAAGGCTTATCGCAAGATGCTTTCTCTGCTTAATAAGCATCTTGAGACTGTGGAGGTTAAGATGTGCGATCGGCATTTCTCAGAAATTGATCCGGCGCATGTTCCGGGTCGCGCTCTACAGAAGTATCGTAGGGCATTTCTCAATCAGACCAGCACTTTTCAGAATGGTCATCATATGGTTCATCCGGGTAATGGTGTTCGCTCGGATGAGGCAGATCGTGTGGAGGGAGCCAAGCATTTCTCGGAGCATTTTGCCGCTGCAGCTAAGGGTGATGTCACACTGAAAGGTGCTGAAACGGTTTACCCGCATGAGGTTATTCAGTCTGTGTATGAGTATGGACGCATTGATTCTGAAGATGAGAAGAATCTTCGGATTGGACAGTGGGCTGCATTCGTCAAGAAGGCAAAGGAGGGCGGTGCTCTAAAGAACTGTCTTGCCATGTGCGACTTCAGTGGATCCATGGATGGTGTGCCTAAGATGGTGTCTCTTGCACTTGGTCTTCTCATTGCTGAAGTCTCGGACGCAAACAAGGTTCTGACCTTTGATTCTGTGCCTAAGTGGCATATCTTCAATCCTGCGCACAATCTCTATGAGAAGGTTGCATCTATTGGTAGCATTGGTCATGGGTTGAGCACAGATTTTCAGAAGGCGATGGATCTTGTTCTTGCAGACATCAAGATGAAGAGGTGCCGACCGGAAGATGTGCCGAAGGATCTCATTGTCTTTACAGATATGGGTTGGGATCAGGCCTACTCGTCTTCGGAGAAGTCTCAATATACGGATAACAGCTACCGCCATAATCCAAAGACGGAGGCGTGGCAGACACATATCCAGATGATTCGGAAAAATTTCCGGCGGGCTGGAGAAGACATGTGGGGTGCCGGAGCTGGCTTCGAGCCTCCCCGCATTGTGATCTGGAATCTAAGGGCTGATTACTCGGATTTCCATGCAAGGGCCGATCAAGAGGGTGTTGTGATGCTCAGCGGTTGGAGTCCGGCGCTCTTCAAGGTTCTGCAGGAAAAGGGTGTTGAGGTGCTGACTCCCCTTGCGGCACTGAGGCTTCAGCTTGATGATCCGATGTATGAGCCGGTTCGTGTCATTGTGCAGAAGCATCTTGAAGCATTGGATTTCGCTTATACGCAGTGGGGCTGCTAAGCCCCGTCTGTTAAGCCCCGTCTGTTAAGCCCCGTCTGTTAAGCCCCGTCTGTTAAGCCCCGTCTGTTAAGCCACAATTAAAAATACTTAAATATATATTTTTTATATACTTTAATGGAAAGTTTATTTACACATCAAGACGGAAAATATGGTCATATACATAAAACAATTGGATTTCTTTCACTAGCTCATTTTTTTGCTAGATTTGCTTCTTTTATAATGCACGGAACTATGGGATTTAATAATACAAATATTTGGTTTTGGCTAGGCATCCATGCAATTCTTAGTGGATCATCTATGATTTTTTATTTATCCAATTTTCGTTCTATAAAAGCACCTATGATTTGGCCAGAATTTAGAGCACATAGTATTCTTTTTGCATATCGTTCATTAGTTGCAATGGCCCTAGTATCTGCTGGATATTCCAACAGTCTAACAAGATCATTAACAGTAATTGGCACAATTTCTCTTGCAGATTTAGCTACAAAATATTATTTACAGGAAAATACAACAATGAGGGATATGCCATTTCCAGTTTGGGTAACTCCTAGAATGAAAAATAGTATTAATCTTTATTATTCTGTTAGTCAAGTCTTTGCAACTCTTATTATTCTTTTAAAGCCAGATACTGAACGTTTATTCTTAATTCTATTTCCAATTCAAATTGCTGCATTTTTAATGACACTTGTAAGAAAAAATATGTTAAGTCCTCTTGGATGGCATATTCTTTATGGAGGATCTCTTGGTCTAAATTATATCTATGGTTGGATAACTCCTTCATTGGTCGGAGACTATTTTTATCAGTTTGCTCTACTATTCTGTATTGCAAGATTTGGTTATCGTGTAAATAAGTATATTTTATGGAGTGGTATTGGAGTAATGCATATATATTTAGAATATGGATCTAAAAATTTGATCTATTAAAAATGTTTATTGAAGCAATAAAAAATGTCGTGTCAAGCTAGAATTTATATTTCTCATCCTGCAACGGAAACATTTAGGGCAAAGCAATGCAAGTATCTAGCAAAAACAGATTTTCATGGAGTGCCTCTTTGTCGCTTGCATCGAAAGAGACTTATTGCTGGAAAGAAGTGGTTTGGATTTATGTTTCAAGATGAACCGCAAATCGAAATTACTCATGCAATGTGTGACGAACATAATTATTGGGGAAAAGCGTTGTATTGGGAACCCAAACCGGAGTAGGACATTATATATGAATTGTATTTTCTGAAGATTTTTCAACTATAAACCCTCCATTCATCTTAAGATCTAAGTATTTATAATCCAATGGTAAATATAGCTTCAAGAAATCCTTGTAAGAAGGATTTAGTAGCTTCCAATCAAATTCTGCATGATTAAGAATATTCATAAATTTATTGATAGATATTTTACCTTCATCTTTTAAATAAGTTATTGAATAAACAATTTTATATTCTTCAATATATTCCTTGATTTTTGACCGAATATCAGACAAATATTTTTTCATTCGAATCTCTTCTTCAATCCTTTCTACTTCTCTACTTTCTTTTCCAATATCAATTACCTTGTTATAAATCTTATCCATATTATCATTTGCATTCGGTGAGTCTATAAGAAGCCAACAATGCTTTCCTCCCTCTTGCAGCTCCTTACAGATAGGAATAAAATCCGAATCATTTGAAACAATAATAAAAGTTGTTACTGCTGGATTCCTAAAATAATCTTTCATTATTTCAATGACAAGTGAAATATCAGCAGAATTCTTATCGCGACAAACAGGTCTTTGACATAAGATAAATTTATGCTTGAGTCGTATAGAATCATCAAGCTTAGTAATTTCCCGAATAGAAGCGAAGATCTTATATGCAAGAACATTCTTTCCCTTCAGCACTGTTGCAAATATTTTTTCATACTTATGAAAAGGTATATTTTCATGGTCAACATAAACAATTACAGACATTCTAGCATTTAATAAATAAAATGCGATAATCAATTTTTTAGTATAGTAATATAGGGATGCCATCTGCTCAAGTTGTAATACGACAACCTCAAAAGAATTTTCTTTTTCAAATGGCAGCAAAAGAAGCAGGATTTCAAGTTGATCAAGCTCCAGATAGAAAAACGCTTATACTAACACACACAGACACATATACATTAATGACTTATCTAAATCAGTATAATTCACAAGAATGGCTAACTACGTCTGTAATGAATCCAATGGCAACAAAGTTACTTTTCAAAGCTTCGTTAGATCCGAATGTGACTGATCCAACTCTTCCTCAGACTCAACGTAAATGGTTCAAACCAACAGAATATGCATCAATCTATAAATTTCCCCAACCTTCTTCTACACCGATTGTAGTCGGCGTTATTTCATTCGGTGGAGGACTTGTTGGACAACTATTATCCGGTATTCTAACAAAAGGAGATGTGCAAGCCTATTGGACATCATTGGGAATTCCTGCAGAGAATCAACCAACTGTGGCGATGGTCTTTATTGACGGTGCAACAAATGATATGAATCCAATTACGGCCGCAACGCAAGAAAACACATTGGATGTAGAAATGATTGGAGCGTGTTGTCCTACCTCAAATCTTACAATTATTGTATATATTGCTCCAAATTCTTTAACTAGTTTTCAAAACGTTTTTAACTATGCAATCACAACACCTGTGCAGGTAAATGGTATTTCAATGACTCCATCTATTCTATCATGCTCATGGGGCGCCCCTGAAATATATTTTAATTCTATTTCAGCTATTGACTCTATATTAGCACAAGCTGTATCGATAGGAATTAATATTTTTGTTGCAACAGGCGACAGTGGATCATCAGATGGAATAAATGGTCTAAATTGCGATTATCCTTCTTCATCGCCAAATGTAATTGCGTGCGGTGGAACTTCTTTAATTTCACCCGATTACGTCTATAATTCTAACACCATTGAAGTTGCTTGGAAAGATGGTGGAGGTGGTATAAGTCGGTATTTTTCGAAACCAGCTTACCAAAGTTCGATCAAAGGCACTATGCGAAATACACCCGATTTTGCATTAAATGCCGATCCAAACACGGGCGTCCTATACTTTGTTGGAGGTCAATATACCGTTTTTGGAGGAACAAGTATTGTTGCACCAGCAATGGCTGGTTATATGGCTGCTCTAGGATCTCCTGCAGGATTCATAAATTCAAAGATCTATTTAGCTCCAAATTGTTTTAATGATATTTTGACTGGAAGCAATGGTGAATATTTTGCTACAAGCGGATATGATAATGTATCAGGTCTTGGAAGCATTATTGGTGATGCACTAGCTCTTATGTTGACTGATTCTGCACCAATTACAGATATATCTGTATCACCGACATCTGTGTCTTTTACAGTGAATCAGACTCAGCAAATAACGGGCACAGTTCAACCAATAGGAGCAATTAATAAACAGATTGAATGGTCATCTTTGAATACGCAAGTGGCGACAGTCTCTTCTACAGGTTTAGTTACGGCAGTCGCAGAAGGAAGCACATATATTATAGCTGTCTCTGCAGGTAATGCAACAAAACGAACAAGTGTCTTGGTTAATGTGACATCACCAATCAAACAAATTCTACTAAATAAGACATCCTTAAATTTAGTAGTAAATCAAGTATCATATCTTACATTTACTTTGACGCCGACAACTGTTGTTAATAAAACTGTTATATGGGCCTCATCGGATTCTAGCATTGCCACCGTCGATCAGATTGGTCGGGTTACAGCAGTTTCGAATGGAAAAGCAATTATAAGTTTGACAACGGCGGATCTTACTCTTACTACTTCTTGCTCCGTCACAGTTATAACACCTGTCTCCAGTCTAACAATTTCTAAAAACACACTTCTGTTAGAAGTGGGAAGGAGATTTCAGCTTTTTTATACATTTTTACCGGAACGCGCAACGAATCAACAGGTGATCTGGAAATGCACAGATTCTTCAATTATACAACTTTCTAATTCGGGGCATATTTCTGCTCTTGCTGTTGGGGTTGCAACAGTTACAGCCATTTCTGTAGAAAATAAGAAACTACAGTCTTCGTGTGAAATAAGTGTAATTGCACCTAAAATATGATCCATCTGCTTTTTTTTAGCTGTGTCAAAAAATTTGACGGGGTTGCAGCGTCAATACTTAAAGTATTCAGTTGAATTCAGATTGAATACAAGGCTCCACCCAGCAACCAATTGATTATTCTTTTGGAGCCTGCTAGACAAAGACACTAGAAAAAAGATATAAGACAAAGACAAAGACAAAGACAAAGACAAATTAAAAACACTAACACACAAATTTAAAGAAAACTCTTTCCACAAATTCAAGGTGTAATTTACAAATAAGAAAACAAGAAAATGTAATCAAAGTTCCTTACAGCAAAACATCTATTATTTTAGGAACTTGTGCCTTTTGAACTTTCGTTATTTATCAAATTGTCCTTAGCTGCGGTAACAAGTATGCAAAGATAAGGCGATAAATAATGAAAGTTCAATTGTAAGAACTCAGAGGGGTTCATTCAGCAGAACCTGATACTATAAAGATTCCACACAGCAAAAAATATATTAATGATTTAATACATTTTGGAATCTGCCAAGACACAAGCCGTTACGCTTGCAAGCTTGGAACTTTAGTGGCGCTATAGTCTAGTGGTTAGGACAGGAGGCTTTGAACCTCTTAACGCAGGTTCGATCCCTGCTAGCGCCTTTATTCCTTTATAGGAATAGAAAGTTTTGATAGTTTCTTTAAAAACTATCGCAACTAGGATGTCCGAGTTGGTTAAGGAGGCAGGCTTAAGATCTGCTGTTGAAAAACGCATGGGTTCGAATCCCATTCCTAGTATAACTTTGGCAGAAGTATAAACTGCCATTTCCGATATAGTCTAGCGGTTAGGATAGGGCTCTTTCACAGCCTTGGCCCGGGTTCGACTCCCGGTATCGGAATATAGTTTGTTACTTCTATAAAAAGTAACTGGTGATCATAGATCCGTTCTGACTGCTTTCGTCAAAGCACTCATAACACTCATAGTTCAGTGGTAGAATACTACACTTCCAATGTAGTGACGCGGGTCCGATTCCCGCTGGGTGTAAATAAAGTTCACTGGCTCTTTTCAAAAGCCGGTAAAAGGTTCCCTACAGCAAACAAATTCTTTTGACTTTCACAAAAAAGGGGAACCTGCAAGGATTCACACAGCAAACGCTATATTATTAGAAATCCTGAATACGAGGATGTCCGAGTGGTTAAGGAGGCAGATTCAAGACCTGCTGCGAAAGCTCATGGGTTCGAATCCCATTCCTCGTAAACGCCTTTATGGCAAAACCGGTTTAGCTCAGTTGGTAGTAGCGTGGGCCTTTTAAGCCCAATGTCGCGGGTTCGAGCCCCGCAATCGGTATATGAGTTGTTAATCTCATTAAAATTAACATAACCCGCGTAGCGCAGTGGATAACGCGTCCGCCTTCTAAGCGGAAGATCGTGGGTTCGACCCCCACCGTGGGTACTGCCGGAATAGCTCAGTGGTAGAGCACCAGCTTTGTAAGCTGTAGGTCCTGGGTTCAATCCCCAGTTTCGGCAAAAAGTTACTAGATCTTTAAAACTAGTTCCGCTCCTATAGCTCAGTTGGTAGAGCATTGATCTTATGAGTCAAGGGTCGTCAGTTCAAACCTGACTGGGAGCATCTTTAAAATATTTTTTATGAGGTCAACAGTTGATCTGATAAGAATTTCCAAACAAATCCTCCTGCTTTTTTATGTTTTCCATTGCAAACTCCAGAAATAGATGTTTCATTAATTTTAGTTTTTCTACAAGCTTCATTAATACTATAAAATTTTTCAATAAGTTTATCTTCTGAATCATACATTCCAACAC